GTTGACTATTCAGGAGGCCGTACACGGAGTACCTGCCTTCGAAAATTTTCCCGGTTTACCGACCAACACGAGTGCTGGATTTGGCTTTACGGAACTTGGTTACACGTCTGGACCCACAGATGGTGGCACCAAGTTTTTGTATCGTCACGAATCAGAAAAAGCTGAAGCTTGGATCTCTCCCGAGCTTGAGGAACAAGTCCGTCTTCGCGAGGAGGCGGCAGATCGAGGCGTAATTACTCCTTTAGTTGTTAAAGGTTGCCTTAAAGACGAAAAACGTTCGAAAGCCAGAGCTCTCGCTGGCCAAGCACGTATTTTCTGGATTGCAGACAAAGCACACGTTGTCTGGTGCCGAAAGATTCTCGGATCAATTGTTTCAGCAATGGAACATACTCAGAATGCTACTGATATTTCTATCGGCATAAATCCACATTCCATTTCTTGGAGAACGCTCTGGTACTATCTCAATTCCTTCGGGGATGAGGGTAGGCCCTCTGCGGACGACATTAAAAACTGGGATATGAATTATCAAACGCGATTTGCACCTGTATTCGCTCGCTATCTTATCAAGAGGCTTCATTTATCGATCATGTCATGGTGGGCGAAACAGATTTATGCGTGTATAATTTCAACATTCCAGCCGATTTGTCTTCTTTCGGATTTGGTTTTCACGTGGGATTTCATGCCTTCCGGGGCGTGGTTAACATCCTTCATGAACACAGTTCTGAATTCGGCGGCTCATCGGGCGCTTTGGAAGAAGGTGGCTCCCCCATCTTACAAAAATTCGTTCGATCAGTTCGTCATTCTCAGAGCTTTTGGCGATGATAAGCTGTTGGTCATCCATTGCTCGGTTCTCGAGTGGTGGAATGGCCTCATTCTCCAGCAACTCATGCTCAAGTTTTTCAACTGGGTCGTCACTGCACCTGACAAATCTCCAGTTGTTTCTCCATCTATCACATGGGACAAGGTGGTTTTCTTGAAGCGTGGTTTTCGTCGTCAAGATGGGTTGGTTTTCGCCCCATTGCAGGAAAAGACTTTGCATGGCCAGGTTCTTTGGTCATCAATTAATAAGGAGCATTCGGTCGACGTTCAAACGCAGATCAATGTTCATATCGCTCTTAACGAATGGTTCTATCATGGTGAAGAGGCCTTCTCGCGTGAGAAGAAACTTCTAAACCGTTTTTTGTTCGTAAAGAATCCTCAGTGGGTTTTTACTCCAACCTACCAGGATTTACTGGTCAAGTTCACGATTGGCCATGTAAATCAATAGGGTTGTCCATGTCCCCAGCAAGACGTTAAAAGGCTGCTCTTTTCTCGGCAAGATGGAAGTGTCACACGAGAAGTCTGCTACTTAATTGAAGCGGATGTGATGCTTACCCTACCGAGAATACTTTCTCATCTCCGTCAAAGTGAATTAACCCGTTCACATAATGACGTAAATTGGGTTGCACAAACTACTATTCCTGATAAGACGTTACTACAAACGCAAGAGGCGGGTCCGACCCACCAAGACGAATTGACGCAATTTCGCGAGGCTGAAGAAGAAGTTACTGTTCAGTCGGCTGTTGAATCAAGTTTCATGCATGATTCCATCGACAATCCGTACCCTACCCAGGTACCGACTTCTATTCTTTCTCGTAATTTTCGTGTTCTTACGTTTTCGTGGGGCCCGTCCTACACTACACAAACGTTGGACTTTCCATACTGCTTGTTGCAGCAGGAGTCTATAGGCGACGCTTTGGCGTCGTTTCTTTACTTCCGAGGCGATGTGCGGGTGGAGGTCCGAATGAATACCACACCATTTCACTATGGTGCGCTGATGTGTTCCTGGCTCCCATACACCAATGTTACAGGTAGCATAAATGTATTCCAGGCCTCTGGAAATCGTCCAGTCGTGTTGTCCGCTAGCACTCAACAAGCGGCTACAATCGACATTCCTTGGACATCTCCGGAAACCTGGTGTAATTGGGTGGCCTGTGCCAACGATACGTTGAACCAAACGGCTTTCATAGGTCGACTAATGTTTCATCAATTGGTCCCTTTGACTACCACTAGTTCTTCGATTTCTGACACAGTAATCATCCAAGTTTTTGCCTCCTTTCAAAATCCGCGTGTTGCGGGTTATGTTCCTTCTTCGTCCACACGTGTGGCCAAAGAAAAACTAAAGGAAAGGCGAAAATCGTTACCCAAAGCTTGGCAGGAGTCTGGTCCCTTCAGAACCCAGTCCAAATCACAAGAAGCCGTCGTGAAGTCCAAAGATCAGACCATGGTCTCGGACGTTGTCGACGGCACTATTGCACCAATCATGAGATCTCTAGGTTCGTTTGGAGATTCCGTGGTTAATGCGGCGAGTGCGCTGTTCTCTGGGGGAAAATTTTTGGGGTTGTTCGACAAACCTCGAAGTTTATCTTCAGTTCAAGTGTACCAGGTGGATTATTCCAAAGGACATGCTCAAGCAGATGGCCTGTACGAGGGTCAATCTCTTGGAATGTACCAGTTTAACAAGCTGGGGTCTTCATCAAATATGATGGGTGGCGAGAGTTCCGATATGACTATAAACCAATTCGTTGGTTTGCCCATGTTGCATCGGATTATTCCTTTTACCACTGCTAATCAGACCGATAGCGCTACTGTGATAGATCCTTATTATTACAACAACGCTTTCGGACAACTTGATTATTTGATGTTTGCTTCGACTTGCTTCAACTATTGGAGAGGTTCCATTAAGTACATGATTCAGTTCATTACTACCGCATTCACAACTGCTCGGTTTAGAATTTCTGTCAATTATGTATCCTATTCTTCTGCTGTTACGACTACAGGAGATGTGGTGTCCCGCATCGTTGACGTGAAAGGTGACACAATAACCGAGTTCACTGTTCCGTATCTTTATAATACTCATTGGAGGACTATTGGTACAACTGGGTTGGCTGATACTACTTCTCCTCGACTGTCCATTGAAGTCTTGGAGGATATTGTTGGCCAATCTATTGAATCAGATGCTACTGTGTATGTCATTCTCTGGCGTGCTGCCGGGGAAGATTTCCAGTTTCAGCAGTTACAGTCTCCTCTGTTAAATGAGTCTTTAGATCTTGCGGAAGAACAGACTTCTATTCGCGATCGCTTTCGCGTCCCATTCGAAGGCATTGTGAAAGGTGTCTCTGGTGGAGTGGAGCACAACTTCATTTCATCGGAAGCTCCGGTTACCATAAAGGATTGTTTGAAGAGGTTTTCTTCGAACAGCGACTTCATTACGACGTTGCCATTTAACTGTTACCAATTTGATTTGTTTCCATTTTGGTCTAACGTGTTTAATTACTTTCGTGGTTCTCGGAGGCTGAAGTCCATTTATTCAGCTTCCGCCGGAATAGCATCTATATATCCAACGAACACGTACTCTGCGTTGACTGGCGGCAGCCTTTCGGGCTGTGGCTATGCTTACACGCAGTGTACTGAATACAATCAGTTATCCACAGAGATTCCGTGGTTTTCGACGTTACCGTACTATCCAACGTTACCGGCTATTTCAGCCATGAATAGTACTGTTGCCGAAGAGGCATTTCCCAGTGATTTTGCTGTGATCGCCAGTCCAAATCTCACGTTTCTCTCTGCGGGTGACGATTTTCAGTATGGATTTGTAGTTGCTCCTGCACCTATCTCTACGGTTCGTAAGCGAGTTCCTCTTTTCTTGGCCTCCCGGCAAAGGAAGAAGAAGTCGGCTCGGTCTCGTGTATCTACCGAGTCGCCCGTAGCGAGTAAAAGTCAAGCCTCTAGTCTTCAGGCAACTGGGAAGACACACACAGACGTATAATCGATTTTTAGCCAGGTCGATGTTCCGGTACGTTTGTACAGCACATGTTATCCACTTCATTAAAAAGAGGGGTCCATTAAAACGGAGGACCGTTTCCGTTTAGTTGTTGGCACACCTTTTTGGTGTCCGCTTTGCGCGTGAGTGCAAAGAGGTGTGCTGATGGCGAACTAGCTTAGTTTTATAGTTAGATTTTAGATATTAG